TTAAGAGTGGACAGCTCGACAAGTGGGTCGAAATCCTTCATGTCATTGAGCCTAACTCAGCGCGTGAGTATAACAAGAAAGATAACCTCAATATGCCTTACCATTCATGCTATGTCGAGAAGGCCAGTAAGAATGAGCGCAAACTCTTAGAGAGTGGCTTTGAAGAGTTTCCAATCCTAGCACCGCGTTGGCATGTCACAGGCGTTGACATCTATGGAAGGTCTCCAGGTATGGATGTCCTGGGAGATATTAAAGCTTTACAGATTGAGCAAAAGAGAAAAGCTCAGGGTATTGATAAGATGGTGAACCCACCACTCCAGGCCCCTTCATCCCTTCGAGGTCAATCAGCTAGTGTGTTACCTGGTGGAGTGACTTATGTGGATACCATGCAAGGAACCCAGGGCGGATTCAGACCGACTTATGAGGTTAACCCTAGACTCGCAGAGCTTCAACAAGACATTCAGGAAACACAATACAGAATTCAACAAGGCTTCTATAGTGATCTCTTCCAAATGATGACGCAGTCAGACAGGAGGCAGATTACTGCAAGAGAGATTGACGAGAGGCATGAAGAGAAGTTACTGATGTTAGGGCCAGTATTAGAGAGGCTACATACTGAGCTGCTGAATCCACTCATCGATAGAACCTTTAACATTATGGCGCGTAACGAATTATTACCGCCCGCTCCTGAAGAGTTAGCGGGTGTGACACTCAAGGTGGAATACATCTCGGTGATGGCCCAGGCTCAGAAAGCCATTGGTACAGGAGCCATTGAGAGACTCGCTGGATTTATTGGCAACATGGCGGGAGTTAAACCTGAAGTTCTAGACAAGTTTGATGCAGATCAAAGTGTTGATGAGTACGCTGAAATGCTTGGCGTACCACCTAAGATTGTGGTTCCTGATGATATTGTTCAGCAAGTCAGAGAAGAGAGAGCTGCACAAATGGAACAGCAAATGCAAATGGAGCAATTGAACCAGGGCGCTCAGGCAGCCAAAGTGATGAGTGATGCGGATACAAGTGGCAACAATGTATTGTCAGACATCATTGGAGGTATTCAGTAATGGTTGTCAGTATTGATGATGCGATAGATGCGGTCACCAATTTACAGTACATGGAGCCACACCCTGAGAACCAACTACATCATTCATCAATGCTGATTACCCTGGAGTTTTTACAGGAATGTGGCTTTGTTAATCTGTCTTTGGAAGATGCAAACGAGGCCAACAACAATTAACTTGCAGAAAGTATGAGATAGTTCAACTATGAATCCATATGACTAAAGAATATAACGCATCAGACGAGAAAAGCGTCAAGAATGCGAAACAAAAAGAAAAGAATAAATTAGATACTGAACTGGCAGATATTAAGTTACTGCTAGGTAAGCAATGGGGTAGACGCATTGTTTACAAAATCCTGGAGAGAACAGGACAGTATCAAACCAGTTTCAATAGCGATAGTAATGTAATGAGTCTTCACGAGGGTGAACGCAATATAGGATTATGGTTGTTGGATAAAGTGGCATCAGCGGATATAGATCAATATGTGTTGATGTTAAAAGAAAACCTTAAACAAGGAGATTCAAATGGCTGAAGAGGAAACAATACTAACGGCGGAGACGCCTGAAGTTGCAACTAATGAAGAGCAGTCAGAAAACTCAACAGAGACAACAGAAGCTTCAACAGAGGCAACTGAGTCAACGGAGAGTAATGCTGCTAATAAAGAAGAAGGACAAGAAGAGACTGAGGTAGCGGGAGCGCCTGAGGAATATGAGACATTCGACTTGCCTGAAAACTTTGATATAAATAATGATACGCTCGATGATTATCATACCTTTGCAAAAGAGAATGGCTTAACACAAGACCAAGCTCAAAGAGGTGTGGACATGGTGGCCAAAATGAAAGAGGCTGAAATGGATCAATGGGTTGAGCAGCAGAAGTCCTGGGTAGAACAAGCTAAGGCTGATTCTGAATACGGTAACGATAAGTTTGATGAGAGTATTTCAGTAGCAGTTAAGGCGCGTGATAGCTTTGGGACATCCGAGTTTAATGAGATGCTTGATAGCTCAGGGCTGGGAAACCATCCTGAAATGATACGATTTTTACATCGTGTTGGTAAGGCAATCAGCGAAGACTCAGTTGTTGTGGGAGGAACTACAACAAGTCAGTTAACGCGTGAAGCTGTCCTTTATCCATCAATGCAAAATTAATAATAATACTTAAAGGAGTATAACAATGGCAGTATTGTCAACTACAAATCCTACTTTAGCTGATGTAGCTAAAAGGTATGATGCGGATGGTAAGATTGATACTATCGTGGAATTATTAGCTGAGACGAATGAAGTCTTAGACGATATGACTTTCCTCGAAGGCAACCTACCTACTGGTCATAAAACAACAGTCCGTTCAGGACTACCAAGTTCAACTTGGCGTAAGCTCAACTATGGTGTTCAGCCTTCAAAGAGTACAACTGTTCAGATTACTGATACAGCGGGTATGCTTGAGGCGTATGCTGAAGTGGATAAGGCGTTAGCTGATCTAAATGGTAACACCGCTTCTTTCCGTCTTTCTGAGGACAGAGCATTCCTAGAGTCTATGAACCAAACAATGGCGAGTACATTGTTCTATGGTGATACTGGAACTGACCCTGAGAAATTCATGGGATTAGCGCCGCGTTACAGCTCACTCTCTGCTGAGTCAGGTGACAACATCATCGTGGGTGGTGGTTCAGGTTCTGACAACACATCGATTTGGTTGGTGTGCTGGGGGCCTAACACTTGTCATGGTATCTACCCTAAAGGTTCACAAGCGGGTCTGAAACATCAAGACCTCGGTGAAGTGACTTTGGAAGATGCTGCAAGTGGTAAGTACCAGGGCTACAGAACTCACTACAAGTGGGACATCGGTATGTCACTAAGAGATTGGCGCTATGTTGTTCGTATCCCGAACATCGATGTATCAAATCTAACTAAAGATGCTTCAGGTTCATCTGCTGAATTAGTTGATCTAATGGTACAAGCGGTAGAGAAACTTCCAAATGTAAATCTTGGTCGTTGTGTTTTCTATGGCAACCGCACTATCTCTTCAATCCTAAGACGCCAAATTACTAACACGAGTAATGTTCGTCTATCTATGGATGAGGTAGCTGGGAAGCGTGTAATGTCTTTTGATGGAATACCGTTCAGAAGGAATGACGCTATTTTAAACACCGAAGCAGCAGTAAGCTAATCGGATAACACAGGAGTAAATAAATGATTATTGATTACAATCTTCAATTTTCCGATGCTCAGTCTGTAACGGCTGATGCGGCTTCGACTAATATTATCGACCTGGGTTCAGATCGTGATATTGGCCCTGGTGAGGAAATGAAAATCGCTTTGAACTTTGATGTTGCTATGGGAGGCTCTTCGCCAACTCTAGCGGTTCAAGTTCAGACAGACGATAACTCTTCATTCAGCTCTGCCAGCACAGTACAGACTTCTCGTAGTATTGCAGCAGCAGCAGTTGGAGACACACTTGTAATGGGGTTACCTGATACAAATGAAAGATATGTTCGTCTGTACTACGATGTTGGGGGTTCAAACCCAACAATGACTGTAAGTGCGTCAATTGTTAAGGACGCACATCAGTACCAATCATACCCAAACGCTGCTAATTCGTAATTAGTAGTTAGGTGTGTTTTTAATTCCATCGGGCGGTAGGTTCTTTAAACTTTTCATACTACTGCCCTTTGGTCTTAACTAACTGAAGGAACCACAATGGCAAGTGAAGTCGATATATGTAATTTAGCACTATCCCATATCGGAGCAAGTGCCACCATTTCAAGTTTAACAGAGGCTTCAGAGGAAGCCTTTCATTGTAATTTATTATTCGCAGATACGCGTGACACATTGCTGCGAGCATTCCCCTGGGGATTCGCTACGCGTCACATTGCCCTGTCAGATGTAGGTTCGCCTCCTGGCAACTGGGCTTACAGATACAGTTATCCAAATGACTGTCTCTTTGCAAGAGAAATACTACAAACGAATACAGTAGCTGGCAGTAACGACCCAATCCCTTTTGAAGTCGCTCTAGGCGATGCCTATGACTCAAGAGTTATATTAACTGACCAGGTTACAGCAACCCTAATTTATACCTACCAGGCAACGAATACTTTGGTGTTT